TCAAGAAAAAAGAGAGCAAAAATCAAAAAAAATGAAGAAAAAGCCAAAGTGTTGCAAAAATACAACACTTTTTTAGGATTTTGCGGTCTGACTCTAGAAATCAGACCGTGCGTCCTGACTTTATCCGTCTCCATCAAAAGTCATAGGTGTATTATATCATTTTTTGTCGTTTTCGTCAAGCACTTATAAATAGTTATTATTAATTTCAAAGGAAAAAACTATGTACGAGTATAAATGCAAAATTATAAAAATAGTTGACGGTGATACCGTTGATATTGACTTAGATTTGGGTTTTGGTGTTTGGCTTCGAGATGAAAGAGTCCGAATCATGGGCATTGACACTCCAGAAAGTAGAACATCTGATAAAGTTGAAAAAGTTTTTGGCTTAGCAGCAAAAGATAGACTAAATTCGCTACTAGGTAGTGAAGCAGTCTTATTATCACAGGTAACAAAAGGCGGAGAGAATATGAAAGGTAAATTTGGTCGTATTCTTGGTGATTTTAAAACAATAAATGGCGATACTGTTACTGAAATATTAATGAATGAAGGTCATGCTGTTGCCTATAACGGTGGTAGTAAAGATGATGTTGTAAAACAACATTTATTAAATAGACAAAGATTAGTTAATGAAGGAAAAGTTCCTGCACCAGAAGGTATAAGTGTTGAAGTAAAACAAGACAAGCCAACTGTTGTTAAAGAAACTAAACCTACATCAAAGAAAAAAAAAAGTAAAAAGAAAAAGTAATATAGGAGGACACTCCAATGAATTATTTTAAAAAGATAGTTGATTGGGTTATTCAATCATATGAACCTGAAAAACCTAAATTAAAACCAAAAGTAATGTTTAAAAAAAATGGTAGAACATACTATTTAAAAAAACAAAAAAAGAAAAGATGATAGGTGAATATACTGTTAAAATAGGTGATAAACTTTTTGATTACACAAATGCAAATGATATTCCCAAAAAGTTTGATCATTTAATTAAGTTTGTGCCAAAAGAACCACCTGAACCACACACTCAGGAAGATCACGATTATATTAATACTTTTCCTGATAAGTTTAAACAAGTATTTGAGAGGGAACAAAAATAATGCCAGCAGTTACTAGAATAGGCGATGCTGATGTGACTCATTGTAGCGGAATGACTAGAGCAGTAGGATCTAGTAATGTTTTTGCAAATGGTATTGCTGTATCAAGACAAGGAGATGTTAATACTACTCATCTTCTACCACCTAACGTACCACCTTGTCCTGATCATGCAGCTGGTATCGCTTCAGGATCATCAACTGTAAAAGTTAATAGTAAAGGGTGTGGTAGAGTCGGTGACGGTATATCAGGTTGTACTTCTGTGGCTGCAGGATCAAGTAATGTTTTTGCAGGTGGATAATGTGATTATAAATAGTATTAGGAGAGATTAAATGGCAAGTTATGACGCTGGTACACTAACAAATCAAAGTAAACGAAGTGCGAGAATCTTTAAAGATTTAAATTTAGATTTTCAACAAAATTCTGCTACTAAAGATATTCAAAAGATTACAGATGTTGAGTCTGTGAAAAGAAGTGTGCGAAATCTGATTAACACAAATCATTATGAAAAACCCTTTAGACCTGAAGTCGGGTCAAATCTAAGAGCAATGTTATTTGAGTTAATTAGTCCTCAGATGAATCATGCTATTAGTAAAGAAATAGATTTATTAATTGCTAATTACGAACCAAGATGTAGATTAGTTGAAGTTAGTTCTAATCCAGCAATAGATAGAAATGCCTACGAGGTAACAATATCTTTTTATGTGGTCAATCATCCTGAACCAGTAATAGTAGAATCATTTTTAGAAAGATTAAGATAATATGGCAACAAAATTAGAAATATCACAACTAGACTTCGACGGAATCAAAGATAATCTAAAAACTTTCTTATCGCAACAAGATGAGTTTACTGATTATAATTTTGAAGGTTCTGGAATGAATATTCTGTTAGATATTCTTGCCTACAACACACACTATCTTGGATATAATGCTAATATGTTGGCAAATGAAATGTATCTTGATAGTGCTGATCAAAGATCAAGTGTAGTTTCATTAGCAAAACAAGTTGGTTATACTCCTAGAAGTTCTACGTCTTCACAAGCAACAATTGATGTTGTAGTAAATAATGCCTCAGGCGCCTCTCTTACAATGTCAAGAGGAACAAAATTTACAACCACAGTTGATGGAACAAATTATTCTTTTGTAAATAATGCTGATGTAAGTATTTCACCACAAGATGGAGTTTATAAATTTTCTAACTTAAATATTTTTGAAGGCACATATTTAAATTACAAATACACAGCAAACACTTCCGATAAAGATCAAAGATTTATTATACCAAATGATTTTGTTGATACAGGAACTCTTACTGTTAAAGTTCAAGAGTCTTCTTCTGACTCTACAACAAATACATATAAATTAGCAACTGGCATTACAGCATTAGATTCTACATCTAAAGTTTATTTTTTACAAGAAGTTGAAAATGGAAGATATGAAGTTTACTTTGGCGATGGAGTTTTAGGTGAAGCAATCGCTGACGGCAATATTGTCATACTAGATTACATCACTTGTAATTTAGACGAACCAAATGGTGCAACATCATTTACATTATCAGGAACAGTTGGTGGATTTGCAAATGTAACAATTACAACATTAGGTAATGCTGCCAATGGTAGTGGTCCTGAAACAATTAAATCAATTAAGTATAATGCACCTAGAGATTATACATCACAAGATAGAGCAGTCACAGCAGAAGATTATAAAGTTCTTGTCAAGAGTCTATATGCAAATGCTCAATCAGTTCAGGTATATGGTGGAGAAGACGCTGCCGTTCCTGATTATGGAAAAGTTTACATATCAATCAAAGCAAAATCAGGTTCTAATTTAACAGAAGTGACCAAAGAAAGTCTAGTAAAAAGTCTTAAATCATATGCTGTTGCTTCGGTAACACCTGTGATTATTGATCCTGAAACAACTTTTATAAATTTAACTACAACTTTCAAATACGATTCTAGTTTAACTACTAAAGATGTATCAACACTTCAAACAAATGTATTAAATGCTATTTCAAATTATAATATAGATACATTAGAGAATTTTACAGGTATGTTTAGATATTCAGCAGTAGGACAAGTTATTGATGGTGCTGATACATCTATATTGTCAAACATCACTAAAGTTAAGTTATATAAAAATATAACACCTACTTTAAATTCAGGATTAAAATACACACTATCTTTCAACAATGCATTTTTCAATCCACACTCTGGACATAATTCAGCTGCAGGTGGTATCGTGACTTCAACAGGATTTAAAATCAATAATGATAATTCAACCAACGAACATTTTTTAGATGATAATGGTGAAGGTGTTATAAGAGTTTATTATTTAAACGGAACAGTTAGAGTTTATACAGACGCAACTTATGGTACTATTAATTATGCAACTGGAGAAATAATTTTAGATTCTGCCAATATAACAAGTATATCAAATGTTGATGGTGCAGCCAGCACTCGAATAAGAGTGACCGTACAACCAGATTCAAATGATGTTGTACCTGTAAGAAATCAAGTATTATCAATTGATACTGCTAATTCAACTATAACTGGATCAGTAGATGAAATTGAAAGTGGTAGTTCACAAGCAGGAACAGGTTATACAACTACCAGCAGTTATTAGGGCTAGGTAATGGACAAGAAAAAAACAAATAAAAAAAAACTATCCACACTCATCAAGCAACAAGTACCTGAGTTTGTATTAACGGACCATCCTAAATTTACAGAATTTCTTACATCTTACTTCCTATTCATGGAGTCTGCTGAATTAAATTTAGATCAATTCACAGATATAGATCAAATACTTTTAGAAACAGTAGGTGTATCAGATAGTTTTATATTACTTAATCAAACAACTAAGAATGGTTTAGACGCAGGTAACAAACTTGTAGATGAACAAAATACATTTGGTGGATCATTTATAAAAGGTGAAATAATTACAGGATCAACATCTGGTGCCACATCAACTATTTTAGCAGAAGACACAATAGTAAATGATAGATTATTCATATCAGCAAACAATGGTTGGATTACAGGAGAACTTGTTACGGGTTCTACTTCAGGTGCAACTGCCAGAGTTGGTAAGTATCGTGCAAATCCTGTAGAAAATATTCAACAACTATTAAACTATACTGATCCTG